TTTTCTAATTCTTCAAGTAAAACAGTAAACTCTTTAGCTTCTGCTTTATTTAAATGTTTTAGGTCTATGTTTCTTAAAGCTTTTAATCTATCTTTATTGTTCACTTAGTAGTTGTCTTATATAATCATCTAAATCTTCGTAAGCTATTTCGTCTATAATATCTAAATTTTTAGGGTTTAAAGATACTATTGTTTCTGCTTCTCCTCTCATGTCTCTTCTAGGAAAACGTAAAGCGTCATAACCTTCTTTAGTAAAAATATCTGCTAAATCTTTATCAATGTGCATAGGTGTTTTACTACGCAGAAAACGTTCGCCACGTAAAATTTGATTTATATCTAAATCTAATTTACCAGTTCCGCCCCTACTAGGACGCCCACGATATAGTTCTAAATCAGTTAATTTTCTTAATATATCTTCAGGCATATTATCTATATCTAGCTCTTTACTAAAATTAGGTGTTAATACATAACCAGAGCCTGGACCACCTTTGCTTGGTAATCCTTCTATATATCTTGCAAATCTAGGGTCTGTTGGGTTTACTAAAGTATAAATACCTCCTTCAGAAGTTCCTTGACCTTTAGGAAGTTCTAAATTTTTTATACCTTTAGTTTGACTGCCATGAAACAATATATTTCCTTTTTTATATTCTTTAGCTATTAAATTATTTAATTTCTTTTCAGTATTTTTCCAACTACTTCTATGCTTTTCTGCGGCATT